CACACACTGTTCAGAACTTCAAGACATACAGGATCGTAATTATAATTGGAAAGACCCTAAACAAGAAGAGGAATTTCGCCATGCTTTATATACAGGATTGCGAGTTGGTCTTATAACTCATAACATATCAATTGATAAATATAAATTTAATACAGAAGATTTTTATGAAGAAAATATGCCGCAACAAAGTATTGATAAAATTATTTATGATTTGGAGCAATTTGATAAGAATTAATTTTTTAAATAATTCTTTAACCTTTTTCTTTGAATATATACAAATTTTTTTTGTTTAAAGAAATAACGACAACAATTAATGTAATATAAGGATCGTCGATTTTGACTATAAAAATGATCAAAAGCGATTATCATCCCGATTGGTGGTGTACAACTTGTAACTTTAAAATATTTGGTTCAAAAAGTAGATGTAAAAAATGTGGAACTTACCGAGATGATCAATCTGTTCCTCTTCCAGAGTATAAATTCGAGCAACCACAACTTAAACAATCACACCTATTGTGGCTAAATAAAGTAAATCGAAAAGACAAAATTCGATCACAAAATGATTGGGTGTGTCCAGGATGTAAATGTATATTGTATGGATATAGACGAGAATGTAGAAAATGTAAAATTACTAAAGATGAAGCAATGATATACAATGTCAATGCTTGCAGACAACAGTCCAAAACCAAGACGGATTTGCGCCCCTTCGGAAGTGGGACCAGTAGGTACAATGTGGAGAAAAAAATCTATAAGAGTTGAGGGATAATTAGCCGATATTAAACAAAAAAGACGGATTTGCACCCCTTCGGAAGTAGGACCAGTCGGTACAATGTGGAGAAAAAAATCTATAAGAGTTGAGGGATAATTAGCCGATATTAAACAAAAATGATAAAACATTTTATAGAATTAGGATGGAATGTAGATACAAATAATTGGGGAACACCACTACATATTGCATTAAAAGGCACTGACCCGAAAGAATTAAATGATATAGTTGCATTAAATTTTAGAACAATTTAAAGATTTATATTTCTTTTATTGGTGCTTTGCACACTGGATCATTTGTCACAACATACTGATACCATCCAAGTCGTTCATATTATCTTCAGGTTCATCCTGAAATTTTATATTGCTATCACTTGTTAATATATAACCATTATTTGTTATCGTTTTAAGTAATATTTCTTTAGGTTCATCCTCTGATTCCTCTATATCTTTATCTTCCTTAGGTTCATCCTCTGACTCCTCAATATCTTTATCTTCCTCATATTCAGTTTTAACGACATCGTCTATTTGATATGTATCATCAAAAACTCTCATCATTTTTTTTTGTTGTTCTACAATAAACATTTCAGAAAATTCAGTATCCTTATACAATTCTCTCATATGATAAATTAGATTCCAATCGCTACCATATAGAGAGGAATCACCATTATAAGCATGATTTTCTCTATATAATCTATGATGATAACTATTTCCTTTGGGATTCGCATACATCAAACGACTAAAAATACTTTTTCGAATGCCTTTACAATGATAATTTTGATTATCATAGTTGCGTAGATTACTACTATTAGTTTGAGTACAACGAAGTTGAAAATCTTCTGGTAATATTCCCCAATAAGGTTCTAGTTTTTTACCATCATATTCTTCTTTTTCCAATGAAAATTCTCGGTTATTGTACATAAATTCTTTATAATTATGCCATACAATTGGTCCATGACTAGCTAATTCAGGTTCTCTCTCCGTACTACTTTCTCGATTTCCCATTCTTAACAAAAGCTTTTCAAGCGTTTGTGTGGAAAATGTTCGATTTTGGATGTTTAATGTTATATATATCCAACACTCATATCAATCATTTTTCAATTTTATTTTTAAAAAAGTGAAAAATTTATTTTTTAATGCCTCTGAATACTTTGTTTTCACTCCTCGTTCGAAGTTTTCCTAGCTCAAAGTATTAATATGTTTACATTAACCAAAAAATGCCAGTCTCTTGAAGAAATAAATATTCCATCAGACACAAAAATATTAATCTGTAGTGGTGTTGGTTTAATAACTTTAAAAGGGTGTCCTTCTGGAATTATAGATTTAAGGTGCAACGGAAATAAATTAAAGTCCTTTGAGGGATGTCCCAATACCGTTGTTCGACTGGATATATCGAATAATAAGTTGCAATCACTCAAGGGATGTCCCAAAAACGTACGTGAATTAAGATGTTCAAGTAATCAATTAACCTCTCTTGAGGGTTGTCCAGCTAAGTTAAAATCGTTGGGTTGTTCTTATAATCATATTTATTCTTTGGAAGGTTGTCCGGAAAATGTTGAATCAATCGTTTGTGCGTTTACGTTTTTATCATCATTCATTGGTGCTCCAAAAAAATTAAAGAAATTATACTGTTCCTATAATTATCTCTCCAGTCTAAAAGACTGTCCAATGGTTAAAAAATTAGATTGTTCTGCTAATCTGCTTAAAACTCTTATTAATTGTCCAATGGGAATTAAAGAATTGTGTTGTTCAAATAACCAATTAAAATCTCTCAAAGGATGTCCACCAACGGTAAATATATTGCGTTGTAGTGGTAATAATCTAGTTAATTTAGACGGGTGTTCGCATAATGTTAAAATTTTAGAATGCTCTAAAAATAGATTAAAAACAATAAAAGGATGTCCATCTACAATTAAAGAATTATTTTGTGCATATAATTATTTACCACTGACCGAACTAAATTATTTGCCTAAAAATATAAAAATATTTAATTATAAGCCTCAACTGTTAAAAGATCAAAATATGTAAGAAATTAGCCGATACTTTCCAATAGTATGTTTTTTCCATTTTTCATCTCCAAAATGACTCTTTAGCATTTTCTCCTCTCTTAAACACCTTTTGTAAATATTGAAGATAATAAATCCCATTAAGGGAATTGCCACATATAAACTCACTCTAAAAAACAATAAAGTTGTTAAGTTCTTGAAGAGTTCTCCTGTATAACTTGGATGAATTAGATATTTATAGGGACCATCTTGAATTAAATGATGATTTTCTCGAATTCCTAAATTGAATGTGAAAAAACGACCCAAAATATAATAACACCATAATCTTGTACTAATAGCCAATACAAATATAGTTAATAATAGATAATCATAGAATCCCAAAGGATTATCTGCATATGTATGAATGTAATTAAGAATCATAATAGACATCACTGCATGAAATACTCCAATTATAATGTATTTTTTCTTTTTAGTCATTTCCTTGGAAAGGGGAACATCTTTAGATTCATTACCCACCTCATTATCTTTATTTGGAGACGTCCCTGTGAGAGTAAAACCTAGGATAATTGTAAATATACTAACTGCTTGGTTAAAAAGCATTTTTGTGTTAATTACTTATTTACTGGTTAATAAATACTTTAATAATAATAAATTCAATTTTTCTTTGAATCCCTATTCCTAAATCTCTGTTTTAGAGCTTTTGTTAAAAGCGCATTAGGGTGGGAAAATCATTTCCTTCAAAAACTCCTATCCCTACTGGGAGTTCACGCGACTCAATTGATTTGCTAAAACAGAGAGAAATATGACAGGGACCTAAGGGCGCTATTAAAAAAAATCAATCTTTAATCACTGGCATAGGAATGGTACATTTTACAGTGTATTTTTCTACATAATTTACATACACTTATTTTGTGATCAAGACAATCATAATATGGCCTTACAACTTTACAAATATTACACCATCTATGATTGGGTGATGTTTTTATATGATCAATCCAACATTTAATACAAACCCATTTACCGCAAACACATTTCTTGCAACTATAAATTGCTTTATTTACATTATAATCAGTATGAATACAGCTTTGACATTGATGCCAATGTTTTCTTTGACATATTACACAAACATATTTATTACAATTGAGACACTTAAATGTTGTATTTAAGGATTTACATACATTACAATTGTATCTCTTTAATTTTAATATTTGTGATATTCCTAATTTATAAGACATCCTCGCCTCGAGTTGCACTTTAAGTGATAGAATAAATAGTGTTTTAGTAGTCCCTAAAGTCGAAAACTCCTGAGAAGTAGGAATAGGAAAATATTGAACAATAAATACTTAAAAATTAATCTATTAAAATAAAAAATCAATTTTAAATGAGGAAGCCTTCCCCGGCTTTTTGCAAAAATAAGAAGGAACTATCTTCCTTCGAACAACTGTATTGCAAATCATATCACTCATAACAATTTTTTAAACTTATTTTCCAATATAAGAAGATTATGTTTGAAAGTATAATAAGATAATAGGAGAATTATTTCATTTGGTAAATATATGTTAATTTTCTTTAAACAATTCAACATTGTATACCAGCCGAATTTTCTTAGTTGTAAAGATTCTTTTTCACAATTTAAATCCATTTTACAAGATTGAACACATTCACAACAATATTTTAATCCATTATAATCATTCATTCTCGAATGGTAAAGATTAGAATATGCACGTTTTCGTTCTTTACATAAATAGCATTGAAAATATAGCAGAATGTTCATTGTACCCCACATATTTAAATATTCTCCATCTAACGAATCTACTATTTCCCGGCCAAATTGTGGACTGACATTTTGAATTAAATTTGTTCCAATCAATTCCTTACTATCCATTTTGCATAATTTCAATTAAATCCATATCAATATATAAAACCTGTCAATTTTTCAAAATAAGCTTATGCAGAGTATAAAAATTGATTAGCTTGTAAGCCTAACACCCAAGATATTAATTCAAATTAAAATTGATTTTTTTTTTCTTAGATTGGGATCGATGATTATATCGTCTTCACTCGAAAATGTCTAAACAAAATTTCAAAATTATTACCGGTAATTCTCACCCTAAATTGGTTGAAGCAATAGCACACCATTTAGGTGTTAATGTTGCAGATTGTCAAGTGACCTATTTTGCCAATGGTGAAGCCAGGACTGTGTTTAAAGAAGGAATCCGCGGATTTGATGTTTTTGTAGTACAGACAGGTATTCTAACAGAAAAACACACCCTGAATGATCATGTACTAGAAACGCTATTATTAATTGGAGCCTGTAAAAGGGCTGGTGTAAAAAGTATTACCTTGGTAATGCCTCATTATCCATATGCACGCCAAGACAAAAAAGATTCTGTTAGAGCTGGTATTTCAGCTAGTTTAATGACTAGCCTATACGTTACAGCAGGAGCGACTGCTTTAGTAAGTGTAGATTTACATAATGCATGTATTCAAGGTTTTACGAGTCAACCGTTTCATAATCTTTATGCATCAATTGTCCTTAAGGATTATTTGCAAAAAGAGTTGTTTTATGATAAAAATTATCAACAAAAGTTTGTTGCCATCAGCCCTGATGAGGGAGGTTTTAAACGTGCAAATAAATATGCTGAATTGTTCAAATTACCAGTACTCACGTTAACAAAAAAAAGAGATTATAGCAAAAAAAATCATGTTAGTAAAAGTATTATCTTGGGCGACACCGAAAAATATCTTAGGGGTAAAACTGCAATAATAATCGATGATATGGTGGATACCGGCGGAACCATGGTTTCTACTGTTGAAGAACTAACAAAGTTTGGAGCCAAAGATGTAATTGTTGTAGTTACTCATGGTTTATTTAGTGGACCCTGTTTAGAACGAATGAACAATTGCGAACACATCTCTCGAATTTACACATCTGATACAGTTCCGCAAGAAAATAATGTGAAAATATGTCCAAAAATAAAGGTTTATAGTTGTAGTAGACTTCTTGCCACTGTTATCGAACGATTGATGACTGGTGAATCTGTATCGCGACTTTTTGAATTCTAAAATTAGTTTTAATCAGAACATTTTTTATTAATTTGGGAGTTATTTCATATTTATAAGATATTGTTACTGATTCATAGACATATTTGTATCTGCTGGTGCTTTACACACTGTTGCTTTGATGATGACAATTTTATATTTAAAAACAAACAAAATTATATTTTGATTTTTATTTTGTTTAATTAAAATATATGAATTATATTAAATCTGTACTTAAAATTGGTACATCTGCAATAGATATTGGTACATCTGCAATAGATATTGGTAAAAGTGCATGGAAGTATAGCAGGTTTGCAAAATGGGTTATAATTCCAATTGTTTGGATTAAATTATGTTATTCAAAGAAAGATAATATTAAAAAATATATGCATGATAAAGGTTTATATGTTTCACATAAGTTTAAAGGATATAAAGTCTGGGATAGTTGTATTGAGCCACTCTTCATCAAACAATGTGCTCTATTATTCACCGCCGGAAATTCTTTTCTCAAAGGAATGATATCAGATAATATTAATCAAGAAGAAGTCCAAGAGGAAATGGAAGAATTATACGAATATATTCAAGAAGAGGTCGAAGAAGATATTGATGAATTAGAAAATTAAAAACCTCCACCATTATTCCATTATTCCAGTATGCCACACATTTTTTTATAATTAGAATGTTTTTATTTTTTTCCATTAACTTTTTAATAGTATCTCTGATACAGTCTGTTATTTTGCATTTCCGTCTATTCCTTCTGAATTCCCACCCGACTCAAATGAGTCGGTAAGGATAGCTCAAAGCCGGTAGGGAAAATCAAAGATTTAGCGATGTATATATCATTCGACTTTTATAACCTTGAGTTGACAAAACATGATGCTTAACCATTAATTGATCATTCACATGATTATAATATAAACTACCAGTTCCCCGATTCGTAAGAAAGTTTTTAAAATTTATAGGTGATTTGACATTTTGACATATTGCCCAAAATTGGCAATACAACTCATAAAATCTTCCTCCCCCTATCGTATTGTAACTCCTCATCATAATATACGCCTTTAGAAATATGCAGTTTGTAATGAATATTAATTAAAGTTTGAGGGTTTGAAACGCTTACTATAGTATCATTATAATCATTACATAATTCAAATTTAGGATATTCATCTTTTATTAATAAAAGGTGCTAAATATTCTGCTATTTTGCTAGATAATGGATTGGATAAATCCATTGTATGATGAATCGACTTAAAAAAGTTAATGATCTTTTCTTTTTCAATTTTTAAAATGGTATGGTTGATACGTTCATCTTCTCTTTATTTATATACTTTGGCTCACGAAGTAACGAAATTCTCAAAATATCACGAAATTGATCCACATATTTGTCAATTGTAGCATGAAGTTCATTAGTAATAATACATCTATGTGTAATTTGACAATTCTCATCACCTCTAGTTAAAAAACATCGATATATTAACTCATTATTACAATAGTCATAATATAAATTACCTTCATTACCTTCACAATGAGGAAGTAAAAACGTATAAAGCGATAGTTTTGGTTGTATGTTATAATGGATTTGTAAGAATATCCACATATAGGCAATGCCTAGGTTACTTGTAGCCCTAGCTCTAATTTGAAAGTTAGTTTTTTGAGATGTACGTATTATAAATCTTATGGTTGATTCAAAACGGTCAAATCTTAATAATTCAAACTTTGGATGCTCTTTTTTTTTCATTTCCTCTACCAATAAAGGAGTAAAATATTCTGCCACTTTTTTAGCTAAAGTGTCAGGTAAATCCATCAAACCTTAGTTAAAACCTTAATATATATAAATGTTTAAAACTTTAAGTATAAAAAAATTTTAATTATCATCCTTTTCTTTTGAAAGGGATAGCATTGTGTCCACATTCATTATCTCATAATTAAACTTTTGTTTTAAAGAACGCTCATATAGTTTATCATGTCTTTCTTTTTGATATAAATTTTTATATAACACATTTTGATATACTTTTTCATCTTTTGCAATCATTTCTTTTAATTTATCTGTTATAGGACATTCATATATAATTTGCTCCTTTCCATAATGAACACTAGTTGGAGTGGGACGATATAATAATTTATTATTATCATAATCATAAAATAAGTTACCAAAATAATCATATTGAGTTATAAAATGATTCAATGAAGCTTTTGGTTTAATTTTATTATGAATTTGTAAAAAAATCCACAAGTAAGAAATAATAAACTCAGAATACATTATATTGGAATATCCATAAACTTGAAGTTTAACATAATTTAGAATATATATTCCTTTGGATATATGTATTTTAAATATTAGATATATCTTCGACTTATCAAAACCACACAATTCAAATTTAGGATATTTTCTATCCTCCAATGGAACCATATATTCTGCTATTTTTTTAGTTAATACATCTGGTAAATCCATTTTAATGAACTAATTCGTCTTTAGAGATAATTAATAATCAAAAAAAAATAAATTCAATTTTAAATTGGCATACATAAATGTTTTCCAATATTAATATTGTTTGGTTTAACAAATTCAACATTATTAAGATTAAGCAAGGTTAATATATTAGCTATTTCTACTGGATTGTGCTTATCTCTAAGAGTTACTATCCAATCTATACGTTTATCCTCTTCTTCTCTTTCTTCCCGAAGTGGTGAAGGATACAATGGCTTAACGGAAACACACATTTTATATTCTCCCAATTCTTCGAATTCACATTTGTGTGAGGTCCGTCCTTGTTGAAGATATGACTTACCCAAACACGGAAAATTTACTAGATTTTCTACATCTTCTTTAGATTTTGTATTTTTAAAAGATATAATTAATTGATTTGTACAAAATGACATAACACCATCACAACCAACACTAACATCTCTAGTACAAATTATACGGCTAGGAATATTTCCTCTTTGTGAGTTATTAATAATTACATAATTATCTGGACCTTTAATCACTCCTTCAAGTCCTTGAATATTGTCCATATTTTCAACTTTTACGGCAATAAGGTGTGACGACATTGTTATATCTATAAAAACAAAAAAATAAAGAAGAATTAGTAGTCAATTTTAATCTCCTCTAAAGAGAGTCATATGATGAATTGTACTACCAACTGCTATTCCCGTGTCATGTCTAATTTCAGCCATTGGATCTGTATTGAGAAGATGTCCTGTATATATTAGTTTTTCAATTTTCCAACTTACGGGACGCTGAAATGTTTTGGTTATTTCGTCCATTATATCTTGAATGATACCATCTTGATGAACCATAATCGAAGTTGTTTGTCCAGTAATCGATTTGATAAATATTTGTATTTTTTGTTTGCTTGGTTTTTTCCCAAAGTATAATCTTAAATTCTTTGTATTTAAGTAGATGTCTTCTTTACATTTTTGCACAAATTTTTTATTCATAAACTCCAAAGTATAATTTACACTAATCTCTTTGTGACATATTGGACATTTGTCGCATTTAATTATACATTTGTAATGATAATATTGATTACAACACCAGTGAACCCAATTATCCTCTTTATCATCTAAACAAATACTACACTCTCTCTTATTCACATTCACATTCACATTAACATTTACATTCATATTTGTGTTTGACATACATTAACTAATCTTAAATTTAAAAAAATCAATTTTTGTTAATCAGTATTATTCTGTTTTATCCAGATAGGATGAATAATCCAAAGTAACGGATCGATAATTGTTTTCTTGTAGCCATGGCAACAATTTTGTTAATAATACTAATGTCCACTTCCGATCATGTAAAATAATTACATCGTTATTTTCAATATGTTTTAATAAATACCAATAATTAATTGTGGATATTGGCATCTGAGCATCATGACAATAGACCGATCCTAATGCCAATTGATATCTTAATTCTTTAGCAACCTCAATAGTTTCATTACAAAACAGACCACAACCTGGCCGATAAACCATTACCGTTGGTAATTCAATGTCTGCAAGTAGATAAATTTCTTTGATAACTTTGTCACAATCCTCAATCTCAGTGGATAATGCTTTTCTATTTTTTAAGAGATGCATCGAATTGGTAGAACCATGATTACCCAGTTGATGCCCATTTCTCACGGCTTTTACAAATATTTCTTTATCTTCCTCAGTTATTTTACTTGATATTATAAAAAACGTGGCTTTCATATCATACTTATCCAAGAGTTCTATTATTTCTCGATGATTACCATAAGGTAAATCGTCAAAAGTTAAAGCAACTGTATCAAAAGATTGCTCATTATTAGATGAAGTGGGAATTTTAGTAATAACATCTTCTGGTAAATAGTTTAATACTGACTTGGGTATCCAATAAACCGTTGTAAATAAAACCGTAAGAGGCACTAAGGCAATTCCTGCAGCAATAAAATAATTCATTTGAATACACCTATCATATAGGTTTTCAATACTAAAAGTTTTCAAATTTTTTACGAAGAAAATTGAAAAAATTAATATTATAAAAAGATATTTTTTGTTATCTTATCTTACCTTACCTTTTATTGAATAATGGTATTTAATCAGTTAATAAACTGGACTCCCTATATCTATATAATATTTGCATGGTATTTACTATTATCCCTTGGTCCTAATACTATCTACTTTAAGACAATTGTATTGGGTGGAATTATATTAATGTTGCTAAGTTTAATGGTTATACCATTACGTATTATTATAAATACAATAAAAATATCAATATATCCAATTGTCTTTGTCTACTTTTTCGGGACAAATTTCCTTAAAGTATTGAGAAATTTTAAATATTAGTATCTGTGATAATTGATTACCTGTGTTTTTATCCACATATTCAATTATTTTTTGTTCTCTAAATTTATAATATTTTAAAGATAAATCTGACAGTGAAGTTTTTAATTCCATTAAGGCAAATTTTAATAATGTTCCGTCTAAAAATTGTAGATTTTTTGTTTTTTTTAGACAAATTGTACAGACGTTATTTAAATTAATAAAATATTTTTGTAAACACTTTTCACAATACCATTGTTTACATTTAAAACATTGTTGTGCTGGATCTCGATCGGAATCAAAAACATTATTACAAAAATTTGCACTACACTTGTGTAAACTGGCACCCATTATTTGATAGCAACTAATATTAAATTTAATCAATAAATTATAAAATTCAATTTTTTACATAAGGACATTTTGATAACGTAATAGGGGAATATTCACAATTAACATCTCGACACGCTTTACAAGTATAGATCTCACCAAGGAATTTACATGTAGATCCGCGTGGTATTGTTTCTCTTATTTCAGAACAATACATACAAGGAATATAAACACAGGGAAACAACCATGCGCCAATATAATCTCCAACAGTATACCAACAATTGCTACTCATTATATATTAATACTATATATTTATGGATCTTGAAATAAAAAAAAATCAATTTTAAAATTTATGAATAGTTATAAGTATTATCTTTTTGCATTTCTTTAATTCCACAACAACATTCTTGACATGTATAAATATCTTTTAGATAAGGACAAGACATAACGGTTCAGGATTATATGCAAATATGTTTATATACCATACTCGTTGTATAAAGACACATGGTAAAATAATCCACCGAGAGTTTATCCAATAAAATCTATAATTAATCTTAAAAGGGAATTAAAGCTGGAACTAACATAAAAAAATCAATTTTTTCGGGAATCTTTCTTAGCTACACTAAATAGATGATTTTAATTATCCTCTTTTACACATCCGCAACATTTCCGACAATCATAACATGTAAGTGCCTCATATATTCCATCAGCAAATCCATCAAGAGGTACACCGAACATATATGGAATCCAAACACATGGACAACACCAAGCACAGAAGTATTTTATGACCAAATTTCCACAATCTTCAATTTTACCAGTATTTTCTACTCTATCTTCATTCATTACTACAGATGGTGGTAATTAAAATTGTCTATTATTATCTTCAGAGAGGATGTAGTGGAAGGTCGGAATATTCACCATATCGACTAAAGTCATATTTTGAAATACTAATATTCAATTTTTTGTATTTTACTCCATGGTCATAATGTGAATTAACCACAATAGTATCATAAATATTATTGCTTGAACTATTACACTTATCCAATTTGTTTTACCAGACATCCACATATTATCTCCTTCTGAAGGTAATACAGTAATAATCATTGGACTTAATAAAATAAATAATCCAGTTGGTGCTAATAGATGATGAAGACCCATGTTGTTTATTATAAAAGTTGTATATTTATAAAATAGAAAATAAAAATTAATTTAAAGAATAAAAGCCAAATATAATAAAATTATGACACGAACAACAGATGAATTTATTAAAATTGCCAAAAACAAACATTTCCGTCCATTCCTTCTGAATTCCTACCCGACTCAAATGAGTCGGTAAGGATCGCTCATCCCCAAAGCCGGTAGGGAAAATCGAAGATACCTTTAGCGACAGCTTCCTTACCCAAAGCTTCCTTACCAAAGCTTCCTTACCCAAAGCTTCGCGTTGGGGTGGGGTGGGAAATTCCTTTGGAATTCGCGTTGGGGATAGCGATGGCGATAAATATAATTATTCACAAGTAAATTATATCAATTGTAGCACAAAAGTAAAAATAATTTGCCCAAATAATCATGAATTTTACCAAACACCAACATCTTATCTAATAGGTAGGAGTTGTCCAAAATGTAAAATCTATGGTTATTCAAAAAATCTATGGAATGACTCAAATATGAAGAAAATAAAAGAAACATTTCTATTCAACATGCCTTAAATGACGACGAAAAAAGAATTGGACCTTATCTTGTTGACGGTTTTCATGAAAAAACTAATACTATATTTGAATATATGGGATGTTATTGACACTCACATTATTACAAAAGATGTAACAAGTAAAAATTACACATCAAAATAAATATGATTATTCATTGGTTAAATATGTTAATAGAAATATTAAAATTAACGTTGTGTGTAAAACACATGGATTTTTTCAAATAAATCCAAAATTATTTCTTTCAGGTTATGGTTGTCATAAATGTGAACATTATGAAATTAATAACAAAAAAACAAATCAAAAAATAAAAAATAATCATATAAATAACACAAAACAATTTACGGAAAACGCAAAAATAATACATCAGGATAAATATGATTATTCATTAGTTAAATATATTAATAATAAAACAAAAGTTGATATTAAGTGTCAAATACATGGACCTTTTAAAATTAGACCATACACACACCTTGCTGGGGCGGGATGTCAAAAATGTGGATATATTAGAACAAACACAACGGAGTTTATAAAAAAAGCAAAAATAAGACACCAGGATAAATATGATTATTCATTAGTTAAATATGTTAATAGTAAAACTAAAGTTATTATTATTTGTCCAACACACGGACCTTTTCAACAACAGCCAAATACACATTTAAATGGATGTGGTTGTTCCAAATGTAAGTTAAATGGATATTCTAAAAAGGCAATTAAATGGCTTAAATATGAGGAGAATAAACGAAATATAAATATTCAACATGCTTTAAATGGTGGGGAGAAAAAGATAGGTAGATATTATGTCGATGGATTTAATCAAAAACTGAATACAATTTTTGAATTTCATGGGTGTTTTTGGCACAGTCATTACCATAAAAACTGTAAAAAATATAACAATAAATTAAATGAAATTCATCCAATTAAAAATATAACACATAAAACAAATTATCTAGCAACAAAACGTCGGGAAAAAATTTTGAAAAAAGACTATAATCTTACGGTTATGTGGGAATGTGAATGGGATGAATTATGCAATAAAAATAACGTATAATTTATTGAGTTAGACCAATTGTGTATGGACGTCTGAGCATCTTTGGTACTTGAATTGGAGGCTTATCGAAGGAGGGCCAATTTCTATAATATTCCCCCACTTTTGCCCACGTTCGTTGTGGATGTTGTTCATAAATAACATTTGCCGGGTAAATTTTGGATAAACTTTGATTGGAATACCATGGATTTTTTCTTAATGGGTAGGTCGGACCGAATCCATAAGACCTGACTAATTTAGCAAATGTTGGATTACCGAATGTCCATTTTTCATTATTATAATTTTCTATCGATAATCCTTCCCAAACCTTCCATGCAACCCAAACAACTATGATCAAGGCAATTATTGCCAAAATAATCCGTCCAATCATTTTTATATATACTGATTGTAAATATAAAAATAATACATTGGTAATAAAAAATATCAATAATTAATGTCATTATACGTATCGACAGGGGGGTATCGTCCCCCCTTCGACCTCTGTCTCCGACAACGGAGGAGATTGAGGGAAGAACCATTCTCTCGGAACATATTTAAATCAGTTTCTATACTTTTTCTATTTTCGTACTTATATTGATGATCGGTTGTATTATGTCTAGTCGTACCACCTCCCACAGGCAGAGATATCTTATCCAAATTAATCAATATTCCAGGTGTTGTCTCTGTCCATCGTTTTCCATAACATAATTCTAGAATATAGGGGAATCTCCACCAACTTTTTGAATTTCTTGCTTTAACCCACAGGATTTTGTGAATGTTAAATACAGTCCCCCCGAATTTTATATACTTACTCATGATTTATAATCTGGAAATTAGTCTCAAAATTAGACTGGTTTTAAGATAATCAATTTTTGTGCTTATGAATAAAATTGAATTTTTAATGGTTTATAGATTGCTGATTATGTGTCACAGTTACCATGTTAATTGAGATTTTAGTTACCACTTCGTGGATAATCCCCGTAGGGGTTACAACTATTACCATATTATTAGGTCTAATCGGCTATGATTATATAAAATATAATTACAAAAAGAAAAACCTTCCTGGACCAAAATGGGTGTTGCCATTTATTGGTAGTATTGTATCGATGGTCCGAAACCCTACTAATTTTTGGAATCAACAAGAGAAATATGGCAAAATTTCGTGGAATAAACTAGGAGGATATTTCATGGTACATTCAAATGATGTAACGGTAACCAAGAAAATATTACAAAATAATACTGATCTTAAGCCTATTCTTCATCCAAACGCAAATACAATCTTTGGAAAAAATAATATGGCATTTCAACAAGGAAAACCCCACAAACAATTAAGAGCTGTATTGTTACCCCTGTTTACAAAGAAAGCACTAAGTTTATATTTAAAAATTCAAGAAAAGGTTATTAGAAGACACTTATCTAAATGGATTAATGAGTTTATGGAAAATGATGAACCAATCAATATGCGATTAAAGATTAGAGATTTAAATCTAGAAACAAGTCAAAATGTTTTTGTTGGACCATATTTAACGGAAAAAACTCGTAAAATATTTGCTGAAAATTATATGAAAATGAATAAAGGATTTTTATCACTGCCTATCAATTTACCTGGAACCAAATTATGGAATTCTGTACAAGCACGTAAAAAAATTGTGATTTTACTCAAAGATTGTGCAAAACAAAGCTCACAAAAAATGGTAAATTCTAACCCCCAATGTTTGTTAGATTTCTATATTTTGGAATTAATTAAAAAAAAAAAAATTATTAATTTCGATGAAGTTGGTAATGTAATGTTAGATTTCCTCTTTGCGTCTCAAGATGCTTCAACTGCATCATTAGTTTGGAGTTGTGCACTTTGTTTAACAGAACATCCAAAAGTTTTGAATAAAGTAATCGAAGAGCAATCCGAGTTACGACCATATAATGGGTCAATAACCTATGAAATTTTAAAAGATATGAAATATACAAAAATCGTTATGATGGAAATTTTAAGATATCGTGCTCCAGCTACAATGGTTCCTCAAATTGCGTTAAAAGATTATCCTATTACAATTCCAGCTTCAGTAGAAACGAAGAAAATAGAATATGTGATTCCAAAAGGATCTATTATCACACCATCACTTTATGCCGCATGTCAGAAAAATTGGAAAAATCCTGATAAATTTAATCCGGACCGATTTAATAGTGATCAAAAAGGAATTTTTATACCATTTGGTTGTGGACCTCATAGGTGTATAGGAATGCAATATGCTATGAATCATATAACAATGTTTATCTCAATTCTTTCAACTAGTTGTAAAATGAAAAGATATATTACCTCTTTAAGTGGAGATGATAATATTGTTTACGGTCCAACTATTTTTCCGGCAGATGGTGTAAATGTTAGTGTTACTGCAATTTAAATATTTTTTTATACTACAAAAAAAATGAAAAATTTTATTCCTATATGTATTTTTAATACTAAAATACAAACTTAATTCAAAATGAAATTTTGGAGTTTAATTATTATGCTTTGTGTTATATTCACTGTGGCCTCGGCCACTTGTAATGGCAATTCATGGCAGAATTGTGTTGGAAGCACTCGTTTATTCTGTCCTTGCTATCAAATTCCTTGTCTCAGAGAACCCGAGACAGTACATAAGAGAATTACTCAAGAGCTAGTAGATATTATAGTTGAAAGACGTTACAATGACGCAGCTAATATTTTTGATGAATTTATCACTATCAATGTTTCCTATTTTGGAATTACTGTATCTGGTGTTGAGGCCGCAGTTGCCTATTTATTCCTTGGAGATCCTGATATTTCTGATCAATATGAGGTTCTTAATGCCACAATTGTCTCTGATGCACAAGAACGTCGCCATCTCTTTACTAAAGTACGACAATATTTCCGAGTTTTGACGACAAATGTTGTGTATACTTACGACGCCATTTGGGAATTAAAGTTTAACAAAGAGAGACGTATTACTGAGTGGAATATCTACATTGATAGTCTTCAAGTACAAGTTCAACAGGGTGTTAATTTAGATCTCAATATTACTTCTGTCTGTACTAATATACAGAATGATTGTAGTGGAACAAATCAACAATTCGCCACTGTACAGGATTGCATCACATTCATGAGTGGAATCCCCTTAGCCCCACAAAATCCCGCACAAATATTCAGTGGTAATACTGTTGTTTGTCGTTCATTCCATGAACTTTTGGCCCGCAGTTTACCAGATCTCCATTGTTTACATGTTGGCACCCAAAATCTTGGACCTTTTGCTACTCCATGTAACGATTTCTAAGAAAAAGAACATTTATTTATTCGTCATTGTTGATTCATCATTTATTTATTCATTTAATTATTTATTTATTCGTCATTGTTGATTCATCATTTATTTATTCATTTAATCATTTATTTATTCGTCATTGTTGATGCATCATTTATTTATTCATCTTTGTTGATTTATCATTTATTTATTCATTTAATCATTTATTTATTTAATCATTTATTTATTCGTCATTGTTGATTCATCATTTATTTATTCATCTTTGTTGATTTAATCATTTATTTATTTATTTAATCATTTATTTATTTATTTAATCGAAATACTGCTTTTTTCTTATCTTTATCAATGTTGTAATGAATAACAACTTCTTTAAAATGTGCAAATTTTTCACACATTCGTCGGATTTTTCATCACATTTAGTCTCGTAAAGAGCTGTAATAAATTGATTTCTATTAGAACCATACATAAATATTATTATTAATTATATATTCAATTTAATTTAGTCTATAATGAATAATGTGGTAAACACGCCTGTTCACAATTCGTTAACTTTATTAAATTTACCAGTGGAAAATTTACAATATATTACAGAATATTTGACAATAAAAGATATATTTAATCTCTGCATATCGTGTACTTATATTTATTATAATATTTGGCATGATGATACATTGTGGCACGTATTTCTAAAACGTGACTTTAGCTTGGAAACGCTGACCATGATAAACTCCACTAAATATTTAACAGAAAATAAAAGATGGAATTACGATAAAAACCTATATAACTTATATTTATGGACAAAAAATTACTTTCAAAAAACAAAAACTATTGATTACAAACAAGAAATACCCATAGCACAAGAATTATCAAATAAAGAGAAGTATATCTTTAAGCACAAAAAACACACAATTTCTCTATATGGATTTAATCCCAAAGTATTGCAAAACCGCAACACTATTTTAGTAATAGAAGATCAAAACGAATCAAAAAATATTGATGGTAACACAATTATTAGTAATTTGTTAATAGAAAGTGGAATGGTATTTGGATTGGGATTAGGGTTTTCAACAAAATGTATATATGATTTCAATAGAATTATTCCAGATACTTATCGATATACCGGGGATAAACCTCCTCGTGAATCATTTTGGGGAGAAAATGCATATATTGAAAGAGAAATATATAAGTTTTATAAGATGGTTAAAAGACAATCCTCACATGCAGATACCAATAAATCACATTATAAAAAATCATTTTTAGCATTAAATGTATCAAAAGAACATTATAAATATGATACAGTCTTTAAGCTAGCTAATCACGCAAGACATTATAATCTTACACTAGTAAACCTATTGGATTATCCAAATGCACAAATATATTGGCAACCCAAACTACAACAATGTTGGGATATTATCGTAGTAGTTCCCACAAAAAATAAAAAAATAATAAAATATATCTATGATAATTATATCCATAACTGTTTTAATCAGATGGATTTTAGAAAATTTAACAAGTTAATAATAAATCTTCGAGATAACAATAAAGTATTAATCATTGATTGTACACAAAACAATAACGAAAATTGTTTCCATTATCAGATTTCAAATTACACATTAACCAGAAAAATTGTAGATAATTAGAAATTGCAAAGAAAATACTTGTCAGAAAGTATTGATATTAATAAATTTACAAAAATTCTTCTAAATTTAAGGCGTATAATGAATTATTACAATTAACAGTTAACATTACAATTTTGCCTAAAGTATTTCCATTATCCTTATTCTTCGAATAAATATTTTGAATCCAAATATATTCATATTCTGGCGGTAGGGATTTTGGACAAGGTGATGGTTTAAAACTAGTTCCCAGCTTAAAAGTTTTTGATCCTTTTTCTCTTTTTATTGTTATTTGACAGTAATATGTAATATTTTTTTCTTTATTAGTTGACTCACCTATTACATTACCTAAAAAATTATTTTCAGAAGAATAGGCTTTAAATGCTTCTAAGTTGATCATTTAAGGTTATCATTGGTTATAATTCTAAACAAAAAAAAATCAATTTTTTTAAATAATTATTGATGTTTGTTGTGACAAACTGTTACCTGCGCTCGGATTTCTCTTTGAGATAATCATATATCAAATCGTCCTTTTTCTTGGAGGTGATCAGTGTAACTGTATCCAGCTTTTTGAGTGCCTTTAAAACATTTTTTATTTTTATAGTTTTTTGTATTTTGACTTTTTTCTTATTTATAAATTCGCTGTTTGGCATCCCTAATCTTTTATCACTTTTAAATCCTTTTTTGGACACTACATAAATATAGCCAGGGACCTCTAATAATTTAAATGCACCGTCCTCTAGTTCTAAAATATAGGCATATCCTCCAATATATCCATAGTCAATAGCATTATCTTTAAATTTTGGAATAGAAATCAAAGATATCCATAACTCATTGGTTGCAAATACGGCTTTTTCGTTGTTAATTACTGGAGACGGCCGAGGTTCTAAATACCCTTTGATCTTAAATTTGCTACCATGATAATAATACTTAGACATCGTAAATCAATATTGATTATATTAATTAATAATAATATAAATAACCAGAATGCAAACTAAGCGCTTTATTCCGAATGTTCTTGGCCTGAATTCCAATCTATATAAAACTAAAATATTACGACATACAGTCAATAAACATCTTGGTCAAGAACGGTTAAAAGGTTTAACATTTGTAATGTTGCAAGATAAACATTTATGTGTTAATTCATTTTTAGAATCCTTTGATGATATTGTCTCCTCTGATGACACTTTTAATACAGCATGGAATCGAGCACGTAAAGGTGAAACATCAATGAAGGTTTACACCAAAGATCCTGATAGTGTGTGGGATCATTATGCCTTTGAAGAATTAAACGACGATGGGTGGACAATCATGCAAATAAATAAAATATGCGAAAAAAATGGATACAAAGGTAAAATATCTGATGACGAAATTAGTATATCTTGGGAGCCATTTTGCTATGATTAAAAATTGAAAAATAAGTATCCAAAGGGGTCATTAATCAAATGTTATTTGTAATTGGTAATCGTCAATTTTTAAAAATGAATTCTACACAAAAAACGGCTGTCCAGGGAACCAGTGCTACCTTTCAAACTTCACACGTTAAGCTGGAATCAGTCAGTCATCATTGCAAAACTACCCTCGAGAAGTATTTAGAAAGAAAACAGGTTATTCAAGCGAGGAACGGAAAGATTATTAAATCCACTGAGCCAGGAAATCTTAGTAGTCCTGCTATGGGTAATGGATTTGTTGGTGCTGCATTTAGTGCCTATTCTAATCATCATCATCTGGTAATTAAACCTGATGACGTTTGGATTGCTATTACTACAGCATTTAGTTTATATGTTGGTACTCATGCCGACGAAATGCGTGATGTATTCGTAGATCACTCTGGTAAAAAAAAATTAGTGGTCAAAGCCGATGGTAGTTTACACACAGCCGATTATGATGACTTAATTTCTCAAACATCGGATTTGATTGACAAATATACTAAAGGCAATATTCGTGAATGGATTGAGCCCAATTTCTCGACGACAACTCCAACCACCAAGATAGTAGGAAAGGCTGTTCTGATGGGAGCCATGAAAGAATTCTTTGAATATAAATTCTGTCTGTGCTGTGGCCTGCCTGAAGTAACTCTCGAAGGAACTCTCAAGGATTGGCAACTGGTTTACGACAAGGTTGCTAAACTTGAATCATTTGGTGTAAAAGAATTGAGTGAATGGATGAAAGTTCTGCAGTTGGTGCTTAAGGAGTTTGTTAATTCGTATCGTGCTACAGAATCTCCAAAGGAATTTCAAGGAAAGGTTGATAAAGACTTTTGGAATCGCATTGCCACCGAAAAAGGATTTGGAAGCGGTCCTCGGTATCTTGCTGGATGGATCTTAGCATTCATTCCGTTCAACGAGAAAGGTAAATATATTCTCAATGATTATAACACAATTGTATCCACTAACAAATTTGGTAAAATCGATACTTCTGATGTTCCAAGCTCCACTGTTGAAGTACCTATTATAATTGATGATAATGGAACCAAGTACAAAGCCCTTCTTTATGCTGGAGCCATTACTAGTCGCACATTTCCTTATGATGAATATAATGGAAATAAATCTATTGGAACATCTCTTGATTGGGTATTGATGACCGTTGATTAATTTTAATTTTTTTCATTTAAAATTGAATAAAAAAAAATCAGGTATTCATATTAGCTAAATATTACCAATTAATGGAACCTACATTAAAGAAAATGAAAAACACCCAAAAAACAACTGGTATTACCTTTGAAACATCTGACGTTGAATTAGAAAGTATATCACAACATTCTCAAACAACTCTGAATGAATATCTAAAACACAAACAAGTTGTCAAAGCGAGGAATGGAAAGATTGTTAAATCTACAAATTCTCCCAATCTCATTATGCCTCGTACTGGAAATGGATTCGTGGGTGCCGCATTTGAAGCCTATTCTGAACACCACCACCTCGTAATTAAACCGGATGATGTTTGGATTGCTATCACTACGGCATTTAGTTTGTATGTTAGTACACATTCTAAGCAAATGCGCGACGTATTCGTAGATCACTCCGGTAAAAAAGAATTGGAAGTCAAAACCGATGGTAGTTTATATACAGCCGATTATAATGATTTGATCCGTCAAACCTCAGATTTAATTAACAAATATACCAAAGACAATATTCGTGAATGGATCGAGCCTAACTTTTCGACAACCACTTCGACAACTAAAATAGTTGGAAAAGCCGTTCTGATGGGAGCCATGAAAGAATTCTTTGAATATAAATGGAGCTTACGTTGCGGTTTGCCCAAAGTTACCCTCGAAGGAACCCTCGATGATTGGCAATTGGTTTACAATAAGGTTGCAAAACTTGAATCGTTTGGTGTAAAAGAACTGACTGAGTGGATGAAAGTTCTACAGTTGGTGCTTAAGGAGTTTGTTAATTCGTATCGTGCTGCGAAATCTCCTGAGAAGTATTGCGGAAAGGTTGATAAAGACTTTTGGAACCGTGTTGCCACAAAATCTGGAGGTGGAAGTGGTCCAACTTATCTAGAAGGATGGATTGTTGCATTCATTCCCTTCAATAAGGAAGGTAAATATATCCTTAATAATTATTGCGAAATAGAAAAAACCAATGCATTTGGAAAAGTTGATACTGGCGATATTGTACCTTCCACTGTTGAAGTACCTATTACTATTGATGATAATGGAACCAAGTACAAAGCCCTTCTTTATGCTGGAGCCATTACTAGTCGCACATTTCCTTATAATGAATATAATGGAAATAAATCTATTGGAACATCTCTTGATTGGGTATTGATGATTGTTGATTAATTTTTTATTTATTTTATTAATAGTGTTGAGAAGTATAGTTTTTTGCCACACAAATGTGTGTCGTGAAGTGTAAGAAAATTGAATTAAAAATAAACAAGAAAAAAAGTTAAATAATAACATAATAAAAATGTCAGATATCCACCTCAAAAAGGATAAGACCCGTGTTACATTTGAAACCTCTGACGTTGAATTGAAAACTGTATCACAATGTTCTCAAACAACTTTGAATGAATATTTAAAAAATAAACGATTTGTTACAGAAAGATGCGGGAAGATTATCAAATCTACTGATCCAGGAAATCTCATATACCCTTGTTTTGGGAATGGATTTGTTGGCGCTGCATATAGGGCCTATTCTCATCATCATCACTTAGTGATTAAACCTGATGATATTTGGGTTGCTATTACTACCGCATTTAGTTTATATGTTAGCACTCATGCTGAGAAAATGCGCGACGTATTTGTTAGTCATTCTGGTAAAAAAGAATTAGTTGTAAAAGCGGAGGGTAGCTTATACACAACCGATTATGATGATTTAATTTCTCAAACCTCGGATTTGATTGATAAATATACTAAAGGTGATATTCGTGAATGGATTGAACCTAACTTTTCAACAACAACGCTAACTACTAAAATAGTTGGAAAAGTTGTTTTAATGGGAGCTATGAAAAAATATTTTGATTATAAGTGTTGTTTGTTGCAATGTGGTTTACCTAAAGTAACTCTTGAAGGAACCCTTGATGATTGGATATCAATCGGTACAAAAGTTTCTAAACTTAATACCTTTGGTGTAGAAAAACTGACTGAGTGGATGAAAGTTCTATACTTAATAATTGCCGAGTTTGTTAATTCATATAGTGCTACAGAATCTCCAAAGAAATATAAAGGAAAGGTTAATAATGACTTTTGGAATCGTATTGTCACACAAACTGGAGGAGGAAGTGGAACACAATATTTATCCGGATGGATTTTAGCATTCATTCCCTTTAATATACAAGGCAAATATGTCCTTAATGATTATGAAACAATAGTAACCACTCATGATTTTGGCAAAGTGGATACTGGTAATATTCCATCATCTACCGTTGAAGTACCAGTTACCATTGATGATAATGGAAAAGAATACAAAACTATTTTGTATGCTGGTGCAATTACTAGTCGTACCTACCCCAATACTGAATATAGTGGTGATAAATCTGTCGGAATTTCATTAGATTGGGTGATAATACTTGATCATAACAATGATCATCATGACTATGAATAATTTAGAAAAATTGAATATTAATTTAATTTAAAACCAATTTTTAATTACATTATATATCAAAAATGTCGGTGGATTTAGACGTATTCTTGCAGACAGATGTCGGAGAATTTTGTAAAGAAATAGGAAAATTAATTAGTCAACGAAACCCTCGTAAAAGATCAATAATTATTAAATATTTTGGTGACAATTCAAAACGTAATGACCAGACTGATAAATTACTTGTAGGAGCTAACGTTAATAATGGATTTGCAGCACTGTATTACAATGAAAACCTCACACAAATTTTTAAAAATATAGAACAATATGTACATAGTAACCGTCACATTATTATCAATGTGTGGAATGAAATGAAAAAACAAATTTCTAAAACTAAAATAAAGAGTTTTTTGATCTATTATGGTTTAAAAAATAGAAAAATAAATATCTGTTATAACCGAATAGGAAATCAATCAATTCCCAATTCAAGAATCTTTAATGAATTCTTGGCCCCAGCTTAACGAATTTTTTTTTCTCTACAAATGCTGTAACGAACATAATCCGAAAAGTTGTCCATATAACTTCTATTATGAATTTAATTATAGATACAGCCAATTTGGCACAGTGATAAATAGCTGTTTTAATTTTTTTTTGATTTTCTAGCCGAGACAAGAAGATCCAAACCAACAAACATATAAACAAGGACTCAAACAACATTGTTTCGTGTGTATAAAAAAAAGAATTTGAATAAACAACGTTCAATTTTATTCTATCACATCTTGATATCCCAGCACATTTTGTCACTTAGCCCCAGAAGAAATCTCATAGTGTCTTCTCGCTTCAGTTCTGAGATCACTGCTCGAATACTAGTACCGGGATATATTTTAATATTTTGTATTTCTATTGGCTTCATATTGTTGAGTTCGTCTTGAATAGGTTTCTTGTCAAACAGTCTTGAAAAACGTTTTTCCCACCATCTGGAATAATTTGATTCGAGTTTGATCAAGAGGTTATTCTGGATCCTTGTCTCTGCATCCAGTTTTCTCCTTCGTTGATCAATCACCGCTTGTTGCTTCTCTATCCACATGGCGATTTGCCATTCACGATAGTTCTGATAAAAACCCTCGTTTTGCAATTTCTGGATTGTTCGATTGTCTCTCTTCAAAAATATGGCCTCCTCTTTGAGAGATTCGATTTGACTATCAATCTCATGCAATTTAGCCGTATTGGCTTTTTTGCGCTCGTCAAAATCAATTGGCCGGTCGTCTTGTTCAGGAAGATGATAATCAATTATCTTGTTTGACATGATTCAAAGTAGGTTAACTGATAAATTATTGTGCTGAATGTAAAAAAATCAATTTTAATTGATCATCGGCTCAGCAAATACTTTACCATTAGAACAACGAAGGAATACACCATCATAGTGCCCAACCTTATCGAACAAAGGGAATCCAAGGGTTCCATTGATGGAAGAGTGTTCACAGATAGAACTGATGATCTTACCGGCCATTTTATCCTGTTGGGTCCGGGCGGCACCACTACAGTAACAATCAGG